GTAGTTTATCAGGCCCGGTGATTGAAACTTCAGATACAACTTCCTCAATATCTTCCAATGTTTCATCAGAAAATTTGAAATGAGTACCTATAACAAACGACGGGAATTCAACAGTGGTGAGCAAGAAGCTTGATTTACTTGAAGCTACTCCCTCAGCCTTAGTTCCTGAACCATCAACATATGTTCCTACCACCAATATACTCATTTTGGGTCTGTCAATATCTTTTGAAGGCATCCAGTCAGTTACATGCGGATATAATGTTAATGGAATACCCACTCTACTAGGGTCCAATTGTGTTAATCGTAAAAGATCAACATAATTGCCAACAATATTACCTTCTGTCATATCAACAGCATCCTTACGAGTAAGTCTGGAAACAGGAAAATCTATTTTTATAGCAGGCGTTGTTTTATTTCCCAGTTTGTCGAAATACTCATTAAGAGATTTCTTCTTCTTTCCATCACCTTCTTTTTCTGTAATAAGATTTGGAATATTTTTAGCAGCCTCACCAATACCCTCCATGATTGCATCATAGAATGTTTTTGGTTTTTTAGATTCATTTTTACCGGGCTGCTCATTCATCGCTTTTATAGCAGCAGCATTTTCAGCCGTTGCCTGAAGTAGTTTTTCTACGCTCTCTTTGATTGTTTTCAATTCTTCGTGATTATCTTCACGATCATTGATTACTTTCAACTTTTTATTGATTTCTTCAATACGAGCGTCAAGGTCAGCTTTAGTCACTCCCTCTTTTACAGAATCGGTGATAAGCCCCTTTATTTCATCCAATAAGATTTCCTTATCGGTTTTGGGTTCTTCTGTTTTTACTTTTGGTTCCATTATTAATTTTTTAAATGCGTTATTAAATAATTATAATCTATCTGAGTGGGTGTACCCCGGGTCAGTTTTTTAAGCAGAGTGTCTAAGTGACGGGTCTGCAAGTATGTTCAAATTTGCATATTCTTTATAATATTTTATTGCTGCCATATCATAAGCCATAGCAGCATTTATTTCCTGTTTATAATTACCAAGAGATATTTTATTCCCATTAACTTTTATTTGCGCACGCCAAGGGTTATTCTTTCTAAAGCTTGGAAACACACCCAAATATTTAGATTTAGAATTAATTGAACTTCTTCTGTTTTTAGCATTCTCAGAAGCATTACATTTTCTAATATTTGCCTTTTGATTATTTAATCCGTTATGGTCAATATGATCACATATTTCCCCTTTATTTAATCCAAGTATTACTGCATGCATTCTTATTGAAGTTTTAATACCATTCTTTCTTATTGCCCTTGCAGCGTATACAGTATATGGTTTTACATCTGCATACCATTTCCATTGAGATAAATATTCACAATCTTCATCATCTATTATTGCAATATACCCTTTTGATAATTTTATTTCTTTCATTTTTTTAAGCCTTCGCGAATATATTTATAATCAATTCCTGTTTTTTTTATTTCTGGTTCATTCTTTCCTATGCTTCTTGTCGGTGTGGCAGTATTACTGCCTATTGGTACACTTGATCCTTCAACCAGTTTGGCCTCAAGAACGTACCAGAAATATCCTGCTTCATCAGCTGTTTCCTTATTGGCTATTTCCGGGTAATATTTTTGCCATGCTTCATATTCATTCGGGTAATCTTCATCATTAATAGCAATATCCAATTTGACATAATACATGCCAACACTGTGATTACGTACCCATTCATTAGCATACTGAAGCATCATATATGCATTGCGTTTGCGCAGTATTTTTGATTCAAAGATAAGAGCCTCTGTGTTTCCTTCATAATCATAACCGAGCTCTTTCCATGTAAATGTCTTAGTATAAGCCTTTAATTCATCGCCGTCAGCAATAACTTTAGAGAATTCCATACGATGTTCCTGAATGTGCATTAGCATCTTATTATTCTGCAAACTCCTGTTCCATATACCGGGTAAATGCACATCGTTATGTGAATCCATGTAATTAGTAGTGTTGATAACTACTTCAACATTGAGTGAATCTATATCCGTTGGCTCTATTGTTTCCCCAGCAGCTTTACGGGCAGCCGTTTTTGTATCACGAATAACAGGCTTGATTATTACAGGGCAATCAGCCTTTTTCATTATAGCTTTTTTCTGAGCTACCAGCTTATCCTTGTTATCAATAAGGAAATTGAACAGTTCCTTTTTTGTCTTGAATTCCTGGTCGTTATACTTTTCCATTGTCATTTTTTTTAATAAGTTCCTGCTCCTCAAGCTTTTTGCGCTTTATCTCACGTAATCTTTTTATAAGCTTCGCCTTTTTTTTGTCTTTATTGCTCATGGTTCCTGTATTTGTACGACATTAATAAGTTTATCACGCTCAAATTTATATATATCGCCATTATCAATCGGTTCAAGATCTATAAGTTCAAGATATTGGTTCCAGGTAATGATATTATTATTATAGGCTTTCTCGGCAGAATCAGAATTCTTTGCCAGTGCTTCGGCTTTATCCTGAAAAGCATCCTGCAAAGCCTGCACGTGTGAAAAATCAGTACGCAATTCAAAGCCATATTTACGCATATTAAGGCGATCGGTATAATACTGGTCCTCATTCTCAACAAGCGGTATCACCGTATCCTGATATAATCGCCTGACAGCCTGCACCTGATTTTCAAAGGTTGCGCCCCGGGTATATGTCTTATACAGTTCGGGCGGGATCTTGAATCCATTGGATATTATCATTGCATTATTCGAAAATTCATCATAAATGCCCAGTTCACGGCTGTTCATTATCGTTTTGGTATATCTTATATCGGAATATGATATAAGGAACTGCTTCTGCTCTTCTCTTAGTCCGTACTGGTTTTTAAATGTAGAATCTATTTCGTCTTTTGCAGTCGGCGTTAAAGGTATCATTGTGCCGGTAGCATCTTTATTATTGGCAGAAATTATGCCCTGCATACCCCGTGACTTTAATATAACATTCATTGCCTCGAAAGCCAGTTGTGTATTGGTAATTGCATATTTAAGGTTTTCCAGCCGTGAAGTGCCCATGATTGAAGTACCAATATCAGAAGTGTTAATATCATTGAAATGTATAACCTGGCTAGGTTTATATTCTCTGGGAGGTTTAGTGTTTGTTAAACTGTACAGTTCTATTATTCCCTTAAGATCAACCTGGTCATATAATTTACCGGTCTGCTTAACAGTAACCCACTCTGATGGCAGGTTCATCATTGATTGTACAGTGACTATATCTGTTTCAAAAGATCCTAAAGGGTTATTAAGGTAAATATAATTATTGCCAAAAGTAAAGAACATATAATAATGCTCATGATTGAATTCCTTGATCGATTGCAACGGATTAGGGCGTTCAACAAATAGTCGCCTTGCGTTTTTTATCGCTTCCTTATTTGTGTTCCAGGGTATTTCTTCACCATCAAGGTCAACAATATACTTTTTACCATTGGCTGCTGCACTGGCCAGTATGTCTATACATCCGAACAATACAGGATTTGTGCTAACGGCTTTACGGTAATCACTGGCATCAGAGAGAGAAAGCCAGGCTGGGCGGTCCACCAGGTATTGATAATTAAAACGGTTAAATGAACTACGGGATACCCCGGAGAGCCGGTAAAAAAATTCTGATAATGTATAAAATGGTCTAATCATTTATTAATTTTTAAACAGTCCGTGATACTTTTCAAGATAAGCCGCTAATCCGGCCAGTGAATCGGCAGCATCATCATTCTCATTATCCGTTTTTAACAGCTTGCAAGCCTGATCCATTAATTTCTGCAATGTGTCATTAGGCTTTTCAGGAAAATAGAAATACATCTTTACAAGCCCTGAATTAGCTAATATACGAGCCATTTTATTAGCTTTTGCAAATTGTCCGAATATCTCAATACCGGGCAACAGTTCACGTAACCGACGGGTAAAATAAGCCCCGAAACTATTCGTTTCAACAACAATATTACTGATCTTATGCTCTTTTACCTTGCTTTGCACCTGCCCTTCCTGTATTGTCAAATTATCCTGATCGAATATAGCATCAGTAATATATACCCTGTTGCCATATACACGTGCTATTGGCATAGAGAAATGGTCCTCACCTTCATCAGCTGAATCGATAAATACAATAGTGAAATACTCGGTGTTCTCAGGGAATTCCCTGTATCGCTTCAGGCTACTAACCGGGAATACCTGCCCTTCAAGCTCAGAGATCCATCCTCCAAGAACAATATTGTCATATTCTTTGGGATCCTCCTCTTTTAACCGGTTATAATCAGACAATATGTTACGTGGTATCTTGTTCTTATCAGCATCCAGATAGCTTGTGTGTATATACATTACATTGTCTTTAATACAGTTTTCGCCTCCCTGCAGTCCTTTTTTATCAAAGAACTCTTCAAATATCCAGTGCTGCTTTGTTGTAGGGTTGAGTATCAATATCGTAAGGTTGCGTTTATTGAATGAGCGTATAGAATAGAATATCTTTTTGAATGTCTTATAATCAGGCAGTTCTTCGGCTTCGTCATTGATAAAAAGGTTAAATCCGGATAATGATTTAAGGTTAGCTGTTTGCCCTTTGCTCCCGGCCTTTATTCCTTTAAACGATATACGGTTGCCATTGCGCTCAATATGTGTAAGCGTATCAATAACTTTATCTTCAAGGCCAAGAAGTTCCAGTTTATCACTCACTTCAGGTTTAACACTGTCAACAATAGACATGCTAGTATACCTGGTATATAACACGTTCCATCCAAAATTAACAAGCCCTGTTAATGCGAATACCGATACTGTGAATGATTTTAAAGAGTATCGGCCCCCGGTAACAAGTACCGTATCAACTTCAGGATGAAACTTTTCATCAAATAAATGGAACAGAGGTTTGAACTTGGTTGATACTTCAATCATTTCTGAAGTCTTTAAATGTGATTAACGGACTGCCGCTTTCACCGGCCAATATATTCCTATCTTCCCATCCCATATTCTTTAATGCAAAAATAGCTCCCGTAGGAGCATTAGTCTGTAATCTTTGTTCATACATATTCTCAATAAGCATACGAGCTCTTTTTATAATGTAAGTAAACTCCTCTTTGTTTTCATACTCATAAAATGATTGCCTGCTTTCAAATCCGCAAAATAAACAAAGACCGGTAATAGTATATTTTTCATCTTCCTGTTTAAAATAATCATTAATCTTTTTCTCCAGTTTATTCGGATCATCATACATTGGAGGTCGTCCGTTTTTGGCACAGCCCAATGCATATTTATTTTCTTTTTGTACAGCCATTACAATAATTTATTTTCAGCTTCTTTTATCTTCCAACGCAAATCTTTCCCTTTTTCAATATCTTCTTTTGAAGGGAATATACGATGTATATTCAAGTACCCTGCATTTTTGTTTATTTCATCTTCAAGGAACTTGATATACTCCCTATATAGTAATATTAAGTTTTTCATAGTATTATTACTACTGTAACTATGTTAATAATTGCGTAAGTTATAATTTTTTTATGTTATAAAACATATATTTCTTAGTTTTTTTTAAACTACTTATTATTTCGCCTTGTATATTACTGATTTTTAGTTAAATAAAAAACCCCGGAGTTATATGTCCGGGGCTTGTCAACTTTCAGCTAGTTACCTCCAGATTGACATTGCGGCTTTCAGTCTTTTTTCAGACATCGAACTAGTAGCCGCCTTTTTTATAAAAATGGAACTCATAGTGACCAATCTATACAATCCTGTTAGTTCCATTTTCTTATTTCATGCGATGCAAGTTTTTATTCTTTTTATGTAGATTGTTCATCGGACCTTGTTATTTGCCTTTCATCTATTTCTTCAAATTCAAAATCATTTAAATCCCCTATCCAATTCCAAACATACCATACATCCCCAAAAGGAGATAAATTCCATTTTGCTATAGTCCAATTACCTTTATGTTTCACCCAATAATATCCCTGTTCTCTTTTCATGATTTTTAATTTAGTTGTTCTACTGTTTTTTATTTTTCTTAATCTTATTGCCATGTTTTTTATTTAATTCTTTTTCTAGTATTTCAAATGCTTTCATAAAAGTTGCTTCTTCTGCATCAGAACGTTTAATATATTCTTCTGAACACCATTTTAAATGTAAATCATTTCCTTCAAATATAGTTCCATTACAAGTCCACGGTTTTTTAGGGCTTTCAGGAATTGGATAAAATTCTATTTCTATAAATATTTCCTGCTCATCAAAGAAATCATAAAACTTTCTAATTTCACAAAATGATTCATAGGGTATAGAACATTCTGCATAATTTTCATCACCTACTGTTTGACAAAAATATAAATCATTGCCATCAAAAGACTGTCTCTCGTTTGGCCAATACCATTTAAAAAACTTATTAAATGCTTTCGGATATTTTTCACTTATTTCTTTCCAGTTCATAATTTGTTTGTTTTTTAAAGCCCCGGATGATGTTGCAATACGAGTAATACCGGGGATCAACCCTAAAACCTAATCCATGAAAAAAACCTATTGTAAATATAATAAATTATTTTCATTTCTTTTCATAATTCTTAATATCCTTTATTGGTATATTAATGTGAATATCAGTGTCTGAAGGCTCGTTTTTTGCCACTATTGCCCGGACAGTAGTCTTTGATACTTCGACAATATAATAATGCTGTTCCTTATGGTTAATACTGCCGTTCCAGTCTATTAATGCAAGATCGCCTGGTTTGAGATTAATCATTTCCATTTTCGCCAGCTATTTCTTTAATGGTTTGACCATTTAATTCGTTACTTATAGTTTTAAGGTTCATAAGCACGGTTTTCATTGCGGGGTAGTTTTCCTTTACTGTTGCCATTATCTGCAATGTCTGGTTATTTAATTTGTAAGATGTTTGTTCTTCGATTTTCATGATTGCTTATTTTTTTCTTATTATATAAATGGCATTATCTTTTTCATTATATTCAGCATTTAAATTCCAGATATCTTTACGACCAAGCCTCATTTGACCCTCTTCTTTGAGCAAGCTGGCATCAACAACCCAGTGCATAATCGTTTTCATCTTGCCATCCATCTTTTTCCTTTCAGTAATCCATACAGTGAACCCTTTATCAGTTGTATGAATTTTAATGTTTTTTAAATCTTTTTCTGCTGTTTTCATTATTCTTCCTCCTGTTTCGTATAATCAATATTAATATTACATTCAGGTTCCCATACTATCCCTTCACCATTACAAGTTCTACACATTTCGGGTGTTGCATCAGAACTTAGCCATTGTCCTGAATACTGGTTATAAAAGCCATTTGGAACTAATCCATTACCGTTACATACTGGGCAAACGTGTGGTGTTTTCATTATTCTTCCTCCTGTGTTGATAATACTATTTATTATACGACCTCCGAAAATAGATGTCATCTGAATTATTATAACTCAACCTTGTTCCAATCGGATTACCACA